CGCGATAGCCCCTCGTCCTTTTTGCGCTGTCCCAAAAATTGACGGCCTCCCGGCCGACAGGAACGAGCGATGAAGTCATCCCGAACACGAGCCCAGCGGGCAAAGCTGCCACCGGCGCCCGCGACGACTCCGGACCTGTCCTACGCCGAGTACCTCCGCGCCAGCCTCATCCAACTTGAGGCCGCCGCCGCCGCGGCAGTCGAGGCCGGTAGCTGGCAAGCGGTGAGCACGCTCAAGCTCCGCGCCCTCGACTGCCGCGTACGGCTTGACGAGGAGATTGCGAAGGCCTCGTCTCCTGACGCGTCGATGTCCGACGAGCAGCTCCTCTCGATCATCGTCGCCGCCGTCGCGTCGATGCCGCCGCAACACCTGGAGCGCATCGAGGACGCCGTCGACATGCGCCGTGGGGGCAAGGTCGTTCGGCTCGCGAGTGGGGGCGCGTGAGGCGTCCTCGTCTCTTCGCCGAGCTCCCGGCCGGGCTGGCGTCCGTGTCGTTGCGCCTGCACGGCGGCGCTCACTGTCGCCCGCCGATCTCGCGGATGGGCAACAAGGCCGGGTACGCCGAAGTCATCCTCGCCGCTCTCGGCCTCCGCTCGGGCCAAGGCGCCGAGCGCTACCTGTGGGCCGAGGCCGACGACGACGTCGCCGCGCTCCTCCGCTGCTACCCCGACGCCGACATGCTCCGGCGCGTGGCCGAGATCATCCGCGGATGGAAGGACGAGGAGCCGCGGGCGCTGTGGGAGCGGTTGCGGGGGGAGAGGCGGGCGCGCGCGTCCTCGATGCCGCCTGCTCACGAGACGGCATCATGGATGATCGAAGGTCAATGGTCATTCCGGCGTTGCGAGCCTGATAGCGGGTTCAATCCGGGCGTGGCGTCTGGAGAGGCGTGGAACGCTGACGCCGCAACTACCGCTGACCGCTGCCACCGCCTCGCCGAGTACGCCACCATCGTGAGCGGTAACCGCCTCGTCAACATGGCCGGGCCCGCGCTGATGAACACGGGCAACGGCGGCACGCGGCACGGCGGCGAGTTCGCGACGCCGGTGGGGGATGTGGCGACGGCGTTTGAGCGGGTGGCGGGGGAGGTGGCGGCGGCGTCATATCTGCATCAAGGCTCGTTTCAGTACAAGGGCCCTGACGCGGGGATCGGCCGCCCGGAGGGGATGGAGGCGCACGGGACGCACGGCGCGATCCGCCCGGTCGTCTCGATCCTCGGCGACGCTTTCCCCCGGCTCGCGCTCGGCTGGCCCCCTGTCCTCGTCCTCCCCGCAATCCCCGAGGCCGCCGACGTGGCCGCGTGGCTCGGGACGCCGGGCGACCTCGACGACTGCGTCGTCTACATGGACCCGCCCTACGCCGGGACCACGGGCTATGCGGCGACGCTCGGGCGCGACGAGGTAGTCAGGCACGCGCGGGCCTATGCCGAGCTCGGGGCGGTCGTCGTTATCTCCGAGGCCGAGGTCGTGATCGCCGAGTGGGACGCCGTCGAGATCACGGCCGGGCGGAAGGGGCAGAAGCGCACCTTCTCGAAGCAACAAGCCGAGTGGCTCACGATGAACCGCGCGCCGGCGCATCGTGTCGCCGTGCAGGCCGGGCTCTTTGCGGTGGGCGCGTGAGCCTCACCGCGCTCGCGTCGGCCGCGCACGTTCTCGGGCAGCGGGCGCACGCCGATCCGCTGGCGTACTACCGCCCGACACCGCCACAGCTCCGCTTCCTCCAGAGCACAAGCCAGATCAAGCTCTTCCGAGCAGGCAACCAGGCGGGGAAGACGTGGGCCGGCGTCGCGGATTGCATTTGGCGCTGTCTCGGCGCGCACCCGCACACGCTCGTCAAGTCGGCGCCGATCGAGGCCTGGGTCGTCGTCGTGTCGTGGGAGCAGTCGCTCTCCATCCAGGGCAAGATCTGGCAGCTCCTCCCGAAAGACCAGATCGAGGGCGACTGCGAGTACACGCCGGGCAAGGGCTTCCGGGGCAAGGTGCCCATCGTCCGATTCAAGAACGGCAGCATCCTCCGCATCCGCACCGTCAACCAGGGCGCGCTGGCGCTCGCGGGCGCGACGATCGACTACGTCCTCATCGACGAGCCGCCGCCGGAGGCCATCTGGTCCGAGCTCGCCGCCCGCGTCCTGCGCCAGCGGGGCCGCATCGCGATCACGCTTACGCCCATCGGCCTGCCGCTTGGCTGGCTCCGCGCGCTGGTTGAGTCCGGCGAGGTGGAGGACATCCACACGCCGTTGACGGTTGAGGCCACCACGCCGATCGGCGGGCGTCCGCTCCTGCGGGCCGACGACATCGCGAAGCTCGAGGCGCAAGTCCTGCCCATGGAGCGCGCCCAGCGCATTCATGGCGAGTGGGAGGCGGGCTTTACCGAGGGCCGGGTGTTCGTGCAGTTCGACCACACGACCATGGTGCGCGACGAGGCGCCGACGGGCGAAGCACAGATCGCCATCGGCATCGACCACGGGAAGGAGTCGGGCGCGCAAACGGCGGTCATGGTGGCGGTGACGCGCTCGCGCGACAACGAGCCCCGGATCACCGTGCTCGACGTGGTGTCCAGCAACGGGATGACGACACCCGAGGATGACGCCGCGCAGATCCTGTCGATGATCAAGCGCGCCGGGCTCCGGTGGGAACAGATCGACCGCTGGGTCGGCGACCGCGCGGCCGTGTCGCGACGTGGGGGCGCGCTCAAGTCGAACGCGCTCCTCGTTCAAGCGTTCGAGAAGTCGCTCAAGATCCCGATCGGGACGTGGCCCGCGAGGATTCATACGGCGTACAAGCCGGCCGGCTCCGTGTTCCACGGCTACCGCGTGCTCCAGGCCGCGATGTTGCGCGGCGACTTTGTCATTCACCCGCGCTGCAAGCGCCTTATAGACGACCTCGGCAAGTTCGACGGCCGGGCGGCGAGTGAGCACAAGCACACGATCGACGGGCTACGCTACGCGCTCGAGCTCGTGACGCGTCGGCAGTACCAGCCGCAGCTCCTCCGCATCGGATAGGATGACGCCATGAACGCCAGCATGACCGCTCCGATGCCGCCGGCCCCCGGCAACCCCGACGAGGCGCGCCGCGTCGAGCACACGCGACACCGATACGCCATGATGGAGGGGCGGTGGCAACCGATCCTTGAGAGCTACATGGAGACGCAGCTGGGCAGCGTCCGGCGCGCGGCCATGGGCCTCGTGGATATCTCGTACTGTGCGCTCCGGACCACGTCCTACGAGCTCGCGACGCTCTACGACGCCGAGCCCGACGTGCGACACAACCAGTTGTCCTCGCCCAACATCGACCGCCTCGTCGGCTCGGCGGGCTCGATCGCGCGCTCGGGCCTGTGGTCGCAGATGTCGAGGTTTCAAGCGTACACTCTCGCGTTGCGCGAAATGTGGATGCGCGCCGATGTCGAGGATGGGCGCCTCGTCTACCGGCCCGTTCCTCCGCACATGACGATGGCCGAGGCCGATCCGGCGCGGCCCAACGTGCCCACGCTCTTCGGCGAGCTCCGGCTGCGTCAGGTTGAGGCGCAGCTCCTCTGGACGTTCGAGGTGTGGGACATCCGCGACGCCAGCAACCCGACGTACCGGGTCGTCGAGGCGCTCGACGGGTGGAAGTTCGGGCGCGACCTGACGCGTCTCGTTCACGGCGCGACCTACGACGGCGCCAACTACCCGGCGAGCTGGCGCCGCGCGAACGGCACGCCGATCATCCCGGCGATCCTCTACCATGCGAGCACCTACGGCGACCGGCTCTTCGATCCGTTCGCGAACATCGAGCTTTACACCGGCTCTTTGCAACTCGGGCTGTTCTATTCGTACCTCGCTCACTGCATCCGCGACGCCAGCTACCCGCAACGCTACGCCGTCGGCGTCCGTGTCGCCGGCATGGATGCGTCGGACCTGGGGAGCCGCGCCGCGCGCTCCGAGGTGACGACGGACCCGACCACGATTCTGATGCTCGATCCCATCGCGGAGACGAGCCAGCCGATGATGGGCCAGTATCAGCCCGGCGCGGACGTGGAGAAGCTCGAGGCGGTGATCGCCGCCGTGGCGCACCGGCTCGCGACCGACGCCGGCCTCGCGCCGTCGGAGCTCCAACGCACGTCCGGCTCCGCGCGCTCGGGCTACGCCATCTCGCTGTCCCAGGAGGGCAAAAGGCAGGCACAGCGCCGGTACATCATGCAGTTTCGCGCGTCTGACGAGGCGCTCGTCGGCTTGTCGGCCATCCTCTACAACCGATGGAGCGAGGCCAACTCGGAGCCGACGAACTACCCGGAAGGCGGGTACTCCGTCATCTACCGTGAGATCCCGCTGTCGCCGCAGGAGATGGAGGCGCGGCGAAAGCACGTCCTCGAGATGCTCGCCGCCGGGCTCATGTCCGAGGTGGACGCGCTGCGGTTCTTCGGCTCGCTGTCTGAACAGGACGCTATCGCCCAGCTCGCCGCGATTCGCACCATGCGAGCAGAGACGCCGCCGACGCCGCCGCCGGAAGGAGGAACGACGCCAACGCCGACGGCGCCCGGCAACGACGTATCCCACGCCGAGGCCATGGCTGAAGCGGTCGACGAGCTGGTAGCCTCGGAAGAGGCCGTCGCTTTGCTCCTCGAAGCGGCGACCGGCGACCAGGCCGACACGCTACGCGACCTGCTCGCCAGCATCCGCGAGGCCCGCGGCTACCTGACGGGCGCTCCTGTCGAGGCCGCCGAGTAGTGCCGCTCGACTTGCGCCCGCCGGCCACGGTCGCCGCCGCCGCGCGTCGCGGCCTCGAGCTGCGTCGCGAGTTCGGGCGCGGCGGGACGGTCGTAGGTGTCGCGCGAGCGCGTGACCTCTCCAACCGGCGCACGCTCTCGATCGACACCGTCCGCCGCATGGCGTCGTTCCTCGCGCGTCACGCCGTCGACCTCGAGGCGCCCGCGGCGAAGCCGGGCCACCCTGACTACCCGAGCCCCGGCCGTATCGCGTGGCTGCTCTGGGGCGGCGACGCCGGGCGCCGATGGGCGAACAAGATTCTAAAGCAAAAAGCTCGGCTTCAAGCCGAAACGAAGGGGTAAGCATGAGCGATGAAGTCATCACGGAAACCACGGACCAGGGCGCGGCCTCCGCGCGGATTCGCCAGCTTGTCGCGCGCGTAAAGGAGCTCGAGGGACGTGTCGGCGAGCTGGAGCCCGTCGCGGCCCAGGCCGAGAAGTGGCGCGCGCAAGTCGACGAGGTCAAGGCGGCGAGCAAGGCCGAGCGAGAGGCGCTGCGCGTGGAGCGCGAGATCGCCGCAGCCGGCATCACGGACGCCGAGGGCATGGAGTACGTGCAGCACGCGTACTCCAAGCTCGCCGCCGAGGGGCGGCCTCCGCTGTCGGAGTGGCTGGCGGTCCCTGACGCGCTCCCTAAGGCCGTTCGCGCGTACCTCCCGGCCTCTACCCCTGCCGCGCCCGCGACGACGACCACGGCCGCGCCAGCGGCGCCGGTAGCGCCCTCGCCGCGCACCTCGACGGGCACGATTCCCCAGGCGCCGAGCGAACCGCAGGCATGGAGCGCCGAGGCCATCGCGCGGCTGTCGCCCGCGGACTTCCGCGCGAACCGCGAGGCCATCATGGCGGCGCTCCGCACGGGTTGACAGTTTGTCGCGGAGGACGTAGGGTGGACGTGCGGGGTTAGCGCCCCGCACGCGCACGGGGTCGAGCTCCCGTAAAAAAGCGAAAGGCGCGGGAACCCTCCAATCTGTCAGGAGGCCCCCGTGGCCAACGAAGTTTACTTTTCCGGTCTGTCCGGCAACGCCCGCGTTGCCGCGATCCTCAACCAGTTCGTCGTCACCAAGCTGACGGACACCGCGTCGCTCGTCAATCACCCGAGCATCACCCAGCTCCGTTCTATGAACGGCTCCGGGTCCACCGTCGTGCAGGTGCCGGTCGTGAGCTGGGGCGCGAACGCCATGGCGTCCGTGGCCGAGAACTCCACGGTGTCGAACACCGCGCTCACCACGACGAACGCCAACGTGACCATCGCTCGTCAGGCGCTCCGTCGCCAGATCAGCGACCTTGCGCAGCTCACCTCGGCGGGCATCGCGCTCGACGTGACGCTCGAGAACATCGCGGCCGACATGGTCCTCGCGTACAACAAGCGCGTGACTGCGATGCTCGGCGATCTGGCGTCTGGCTTCTCGACCTCGGTCGGCTCCACGGGCGTTGACCTCACGGTCGCGAACTTCTACGCCGCGATTTTTCAGCTCCAGCTCAACAGCGCGGACGGCATGTTCACGGCCATCCTGCACCCGCAGCAGATCAACGACCTCATCTCCTCGCTGCGCTCCGAGACCGGCCCCGGCCAGTACCTTGCGACGAGCCAGGATCAGGTCCAGGCGAAGGGCCCCGGCTTCCGCGGAAACCTGTTCGGCGTAGACGTGTTTTCCTCGGCGAACGGCATCAATACCGCCAACGCGGGCGCCGATCGCCTCGGCATGATGATCGCCCCCGGCGCGATCGGCGTGGCGACCGCGACCGCTGCCCCGATCCTCGGCGGGGCGACCATCGCGTCGCAGTCGCCCATCCTCGTAGAGATTGAGAGGGACGCCAGTTCGGGGAGTTCCATCGTTGTTGGCTCCGCATTCGTTGGCGTCGCCGAGCTGGACGACCTCCGCGGCGTCGGCATCCTCTCCGACGCCTGATCCTCTCAGACACGCACGCGCCCGCGTCGGTGGTTACCCTACCTGCGCGGGCGCATCTGAGTCTGCGACACAAAGGAGCGACGATGGCAGCGACATTTGGAACGAGTGGAACGGGACAGTTCGAGGGCCGCGCAGCGAGTCGCCCGCAGGCGATGCGCGAGCTCGTGCGGCTCGAGCCCTCTCCGACCTTCTGGTATCTGCACCATCCTGCCAAGTGGACCTATCGCGCTGGCGAGTGGCTCCCGATGCTTTCGACGCTGCGCGCTGACCCGGGCGTCGCCAACGTCGACCAGGGCGGCGACACCGCCGCCGCCGAGGTGGCCAAGCGCCGCCGGGGCTGGACGATCATTCCCTGGGACGCCGAGCCGGGCGGCTACGTCGTCGCCTACGACGGCGTCGCGGGCACGGTCCACATGTCGAAGTGGGAATTGCCCAAGGTCGTTGCCGGGCAGACGCGCATCGAGAGCGACGAGGAGGGCTATTGGGCCTTCTGCC